CGGCTCCACGAGATGCGTCTCGCTGACGAGGATCGGCGGCTGGAGCTCGAGCAGTTCCGGCGCGACCGGCAACTGGAGGAGATCGAAACCGACCGGCAGATGCTCATCGACAACAACGCGATGACTAAGGAGCTGGAGGACCAGTTCCGCGAGGCAAAGGAGAACGCGGTCGCCGCCAGCGAAGCGCGCATCGCGAAGATCGCGCAGCAGTCAGCGCAGCAGCAGGCCGCCACCGAGCAGCAGCTCCAGCAGACCCTCATCGGCTTCAAGAAATCGGCAGCGCAGCAGGCGGTCGGACTGCTCCAGATGTTCGCTGGTGAATCGAAAGGCGCTGCGCTGGCACTGCTCGCGATCACGAAAGGCCAGGCGATCGCGAACGTGCTGATCCGAGGCCAGGAAGCAGCCATGCTCGCGCGCGCCACGATCCCGTTCCCGGCTGGGGAAGCCATCGCAGCCAAGATGGTCGCGCACTCTGCCATCAGCGCGGGACTGATCGCCGCCACCGGTATCGCCCAGGGCGCCGGCGTCGGAAGCGGAGGTGGTGGCGGCGGGTCGATCGGCGGCGGGTTCGGAGGCGGCTTCGGTGGTGGGGCGCCGCCTCAGCTCCCGCCGAACCCCGCGACTCAGGTGCAGGAGTCCACTCAGAACGCTGCTTCGAGCGTCATGCGTCTGGAGATCGTCGCGGACGGCGGCGACGAGATCGCCATGGCCATGGCTCGCCGTCTCAGGGTGCTGACCGCTGAGGGAGACGTCGTGATGATCGACCCCGATAGCCGCCAGGCCATCGACATTCGTCAGGGCGCCTGATCGCAGGACCGCTCCAGGTAGTGGAGGATCCCGAGCTGCGTCTCGCTCACATGCGCGAGGCGCCACCCCTCCGCGCCCATCTGGGTCAGATAATCGGTGTGCCGTGCGTGAATCCAGGAACCGTCCGCGGGCGTTTCCCACGGGTTCTGCACTTGTTCCGCCTTCCTGAACATAGACGTCGTCGCGGCGCTCAGTTGCGCCTCGGTCAGCTCCGCGTCGTATGGGAGAACCGCAACGCGGTACTCTAGGCATGCGTGCGACGCCATCGATGCCATGGACAGCAGAACCGTGGCGACAAAGCGATTGATCATGAGGTAGCTCCCTGTGCGATTCACCTACACCGCGAAGCGGCGCCTAGCATCGGGTCATTCGGTCGAGAACGAGTACGACTACGTGATCGATGGTGCCGCAATCGACCAAGACGAGTCCATCGAGTCCGAGACTACCACTTCGCTCGACGGTTCCATGGAAACGGACTTCCAGCGCATCGATGTCTTCTGGGACGTGAGCACTGATTTCATCGAGACCGCCACCCGCCTCGCAGAGTTTCGGGAGTTTCTTGCGTCCGTGGCAGGCGGCGAGGTGTTCACTTTCGACCCTGAAGCAACGGATGGAACCGCCGTGGACGAGTACCAGGTGAAGCTTGTGTCTCAGCGCCACCGCCGGCGCCGCATCGGCATGCTGGATGCTTACACGTACTCCGTACGCATGCGCGTTCAGCCTGCCGCATGAGAGTCTTCAACAAGATCCTCGGCGCCTACAACGCCAGCTCGACCAAGGAGCGGCGCTACGCCATCCGCATCGATGTCGCCGACGGCGTGGTGCTCTGGGTTGTCTCGCATCCCGACGTGGTGCCCGGCACCGGTACCGTCCTCGACGGCCTCGTCAACAGCGTAAGCAACGTCTCGCAGCGCCTGTATCCGCTCGATGGCCGCGCGGAGATCGGCTCCCTGTCGTTCGATGCGGTGGACACGAATCAGGGCCTTTCGGACGGGCTGCGCACGCAGTTGCTTACGGAGCAGCGCGGGGCGCTTGGCAAGCGCGTCCGCTTCTACCTCGGCGACCGCCGTGCCCCGTTCTCGGCCTACGAGCTGGTTACGACGCAGATCCTCGTTTCCTGCAAGGTGAGTCGGGGCGGCACGAGCTACGCATTCAGCTGCCGCGACGTCCAGCGCGAGGAGCGCGTCGATGCGCTCGACCCGCTGGAGACCCGGCTCGCGGCGAACATCAGCGACACCGACACCACGATCCCCGTCATCGACGCGACGCTGTTCGAGGGCCTGGATCACGGCGCCTCGTTCTCGGACGCGCCGGACACCGAGGGCGTGATCTACTTCGAGATCGACGACGAGATCATCCGCACGCTCGCGGAGGACGCCACCGCTACCACGTACACCAACTGCGTCCGCGGCGTGCTGGGCACGCGCGCCGCAGCGCACACCACCGACGAGGCCGCGACCACTTCGCCGGACAAGGGGAAGAAGGTCCGCGAAATCGTCTATCTCGAGATGCCGGCCCCCAAGCTCGCCTACGCGCTGCAGACCGGCATTCTGATCGGTCAGGCCGGCACCATGCCCGATGGCTGGAACGCCGGCATGGGCGCGGACAGCGTGAAGCTCACCGACTACACCGGCATCGGGCTGGACGTCTACGCTCCCGATGACGACACGGCAGGCGTCTCGCTGCGCTTCGTGGACCCCGGTAAGCAGGACGTGAAGCGCTTCGTCGAGCAGGAGATTCTGCGCCCGCTGGGCCTGTTCCAGCCGGTGCTCGCGGATGGACAGCTCGGCATGCGTCGTCTGCGCAGGATCGTGCAGGGCGCCGCGGCAGTCGTCACCGTGGACGACTCGCTATTGCTGGCCGCGCCGGATCTGGAATTCGCCGGCGACGACATCGCGAACGAGCTCGACGTAAAGTGGAACACTGTCGGCGACGACCTGACCCGCAACGTCATCGTGCGCGACGCCACGTCGATCGCGCTCTGGGGTCTGCGCAAGCGCAAGGTGATCGAGGCGCGGGGCCTGCACGGCTCTCGGCAGAGCAAGGACGTGGTGGTCGGCATCCTGCAGCAGCAGTTCGACCGCACGTCCGGCCCGCCGATCCGCAGTTCCGTACGGCTCCACGGCTCGCAGGCCGGCATCGAACCCGGCGACATCGTGCGCATCCTCACCAGCCACGCCCGGGACTGGACTGGCCAGTCCATCAGCCTGGACCGGCCGTTCGAGGTGCAGGGCGTCCAGATCGACTGGCAGAAGAACACGGTCACGCTCGCGGTGGAGGCGAGCAGCCAGTCCGCCGCGCCCCTCCAGCCCCTCACCGATGACGAGACCATCCCCGACGCCTGGTTCGTCGCGTCCGGGACCAACATCGCAGGGCTGACCGGCGTCACTGACGAGGGCGATCACTACGAGATCGGTGCAGACCTGACGCTCACCGGTAACGCCTCACTGCGCAACACCGGGGCGATCTACTACGCGAGCAAGGACGTCACCGTCGCTGCCGGCGTCACGCTCAGCTACGAGCAGAACGTGCAGCTCCGCATTCGCGGCGTGCTGACCATCAACGGCGATCTCGACGGCAGTGGCGAGGGCCTGGCGGGCGTCAGCGACACGATCAGCACCATCATCCCCTTCTTCCCGAAGCAGAACACCCCCGTCGACATCACGTTCCAGAGCGGCAACGCTGGCGGCTTCGGCGCGACGCAGGCCCACGGCGGAATCATCGAGCGGCTGCGTCAGGAGAACGAGGGCGTCGGCTTCTACGGCTTCATTCAGTCCGTTCCTGCCCCGGTGACCGTGGGCGCCTACGACGTACTTCCGCTGTTCAACTTGCGCGTCGAGGGCGGCCAGGTAGTCGGCCTGCCCGACGATCTGCGCGGCACCGGTGGCGGCCCCGGGGGCCTGCGCTACTTCTCCGACACGCGTCCCGCGCCGAACGAAGTCGAGTTCAACCGCGGCGGCACAGGCGGTGCCGGCGGCGCCGGTCTGGCACTGATCACCCGAGGCATCGCCTTTGGGGCCTCCGGGCGCATCACCTCGAGCGGCGATGACGGCGCGCTCGGCGCCTACGATGCCGGGGACCGCTTCCCGGCTCATGCAGGTGCAGGCGCGGGCGGTGCGCCAGGCGGCATCCTGATGGTTATCGACGGGCGCCTGAATCCCGCACCGGGCTCCGTCGGCGGCCTCGTCGTCGCCGAGTACGGCGCGAGCCCGCTGCCGTCAGGCGACTTCACGCCCCTCCCCACGCGCCTGATCGATCCGTCAACGAAGATCTTCTACGGCCAGACCGTGCCCGAGGATCGCTTCACGCTGGACCTGTCGAGCTCGTCGGGTGTCGATGCGACATTTGCGGCCACGCGCGTCCAGTTCATGCCCCCGAGCTCGGTTGCAGTGCCTGACGTCTCTGACGAGGACATCGCGGCCGCAGAGTCGATCAGCCTGGAGATCGCGGAGGCCTACACCGCCGTCGCCGACGGCGCAGTTACGCGGCTGACGGCAACGGTGACCGAAGTCGATACCTCGCCAGCCTACAGCCATGCGGTGATCTACTATCGCGAAGCGAGCAACACGAACTGGTTCGCGATCGGAGCCGCCGAGCCTACGTTCACGTTCGATTTCCCGGCAGACAATGCCAGCTATGTCTTCGCGGCGCTGCCGATCCTCACGAACAACACGCCGGCCCCGTTCGCTGGTCGATCGAACGAGGTCTCTGTCACCGTCACTGCCGGCAACGTCAGCATCACGTGGTCCGATGTGCAGGGCAGCGGCCGGCCGCAGGACTTCGCCGATGTCACGGGAGACAGGTTGCTCGGTGGTCTACTGCCAAACTGGTCGCTCAGCATCGCGGACAGTTCTGGCCTTCCGGCAGGCATACAGCCGGTTGATGTGATCGAAGACCGCTCGCAGTTGAGCTTCATCGACAGCTCGAACCTCGGAATGCGGATTCTGAGCGCTCCACAAGCAGCTGTCGCATACGGCTGGCCAGCGATTCCGATAGATGATCGGGCGGTCTACTCCGTCTCAATTCGCCATCGATCTGAGACGACAAGCACTGCGGGCTACTATCTGCGCCTCAACGAGCTTGCGGGACCGCTGCCTGACGGGGAAACGCACGTTACCGGTCCAAACCGCACATCGCTCGTGGACCTTTTTGTCCCTAATGGGCCGGTACCTGGCCCCGCCTATATCACCTCGACCTACACCTACACGCCCACGCCCGGGACGGATTTCGCATCCTTCGGAGTCTACAGCGGGTCGGCGTATTCCGGGTGGCTCGACGTCAAGTGGGTATCGATCTCGACCCGGGCAAGCGCTGCATATAACGCGACCCGAAACCAGCTGTTCCGCCAGACGTCTGCCCCGACCGCATCCAGCACGGGTGACCTCTGGTACGACACCGATGACGAG